GATTATACTCATTATTTAGGGAGGCGTCAACTATCATTTATTGCCTTTTTTCCACTTATTTCCAATTTATTTTGCTCAAGTCTAATATATTAGATTAGATGTTAGTTTGAGCGCCAACCGTGACCGTAGTTGACGTCGCCCCAGTTCAATCCTGCTCCGCGTTTAAACCATTCCAGCTTCCTATGGGTGAAGTCAATGACCCCAAGTGTGGTCATTTTTTGTTCCATATTGAAGAAGGTTTGCGTTAAAGATGCGGGGGGCTGAACTGAGCGCCATTCGCAAAGCCATATGGCAAGACCATATTTAACGTAAGCCAGATACCATTCATCATAAATTAAAGATAAATCTTGATTCAAATCTGTTTTTAGCAGGCTAAATTTTGCCCACATTTGATATGCATAAGGTTCATTTGGCAAGAAATAAACATATAAGTTGGAGCCGCCAAATGTTCTTTCTAAATGATAAATATAAGGGAGAGTTTTGATGTTTTCCGCTCTTGGGACGGCAAAATATTCCTCTCTTGACAGTTCTTCCATTTCAAAACGAATGGTTGACTGCGGAGAGCTGCTTGGGTTTGGCAAAAAGAAGGTTAAGGTGTCGATTTCCACCAGGTTAGGAATGAAATATATCTCTTGTCCGGTAACAAAGTTTGAGTTTACTTCAGTGTAATAAGGAATTAGCTTGGTATCTGCGCCTTTGATTGTTAAAAAATCATTCAGGCGTGCAAGTCCATCGTTAATCTCATCACCGCTAACAGTTTCTAAGGTTCTTGATACGATGCCCGAAAGATAATATGCATCGATGATTAATTGACGTGTCAGATAAGCCATTTTTGCCTCCGTTCAATTGCGGCGCAAGCCATTTAAACTTGCGCCGAATTGAATTGGTTTATTCATAAATCAAGTTGAGATTGATTTACTTAGAAACCAAGACCGCTGCCGGTATTGATGGGGAATGCGATCCGCATCAAGTTTTGTGGTACAGCGTCATACCCATAGATCACGTCACGAGTCCATCCGTAAACGTTTTGGAATGGAATCACGCCGTAGTACAAGCGCACTGAAACCATGGTGTTTTCGTCCATTGCAGATGCTGATGGGAAAGGCATTGTCTCAGGAAGCTTAGGCATGGCAACATAGAACGCATTGTCAGATACAACCAAGCCACATTTGTGAGTCGGAAGAACTTGAACAGTCATGCCAGCAACAATGTTGGTTGACAAGTTTTGGTTCATGTTTCCAGCTGTAGCGCATAAAGCAGGAGTAATGCTAACAGTAACGTTACCACCACTAGAAGCCGCATTTGCAGTCACAGCAACCTGAACAGGCAAGCTAGAAGCATTGTGACCCGTGAAGGTCAAGAAAGTAGGAGCATTGGCACCCAAGAACTGCATCAAGTCATATTTCTTGATTTCGTTAGCATCAGTACCAGCACCAGAGAAAGTGATTTGGGTGATGTTGTTACCGGTTGGATCGTCAGTGCTTACAACTGTTAAAGTTGTACCATTGATACCAGCAGTACCAGCAATATGAACAGGCAATAAGTTACTTTGGTAGTAAGATACGCCATCCCAATCGCCAACAAACCAGCTCATTGAGTTTTCATCATTTCGGTCAATGGTGAATTGGTTCTGCATTGAACCAACAATCGCAGGCACAGCTTGCAAGTCAAGATAGACCTTCAAATCACCAGGAGCCGTTGAGTATGCGCGGAAGTTAGCCAACATTTGAGCCAATTGCTGAGCAGAACTGATTGCAGTTACGCCATTACCATAAAAACGGTACGGGAATTTTTCGCAAATAGTAGCAACGTCAGATTCAACTTTGGAAGCAAGTTCGGCCATGGCAGCATTACCAAGACGAGTCGTATATTCTTCGAGGTTGTTGAACACGATTTGTTGCGCAGTACCAGCATAGCTGATGTTCTTTTGTTCGCTAACAGTAAGGGTTCTTGCATTCTGTTGAATCTCTTGGAAGTTCGCAACCAAGCCTTCTTGAGAAACAAAGCGCGGGGGAGTCTCGTAGCTAACTGAGGAGCCCAAATTGCCCGGGAAATTTTGTGGGTCTTTAAAACGAGTGTTTGCTGTTGCGACAAAACATGCCAAGTTTTGGAAGATTTCCAAATCGGCCATATTCCAGGTTATTACCTGCTGCAGAATATTACTAGGTACCATATAAGTCTCTCCGTTCAACTAAATAAATTTAAGAATTCACTTCGTTGATGGGAAAGACTTAAGAGTTTTTAATACTTCTTAAGAGACCTAATCGCAGCTTTCATTTGCGATTGGGTCATGTTTCCACCATCAACGTGTCCTGTTGACGGTTTTAAATGGTCCAATGGCTTGGGTGATTCGCTAGACGATGATCTGGCTTTCTCTTTCTTGTTTTCACTGATTGAATCAGAAATCTTCTTGATAGCCCTTTCGGCAGCCACTTTGTGGCCCTTATCAAGCAAACTTTCGATATCACTGAACTTAGTCGGATGTTGGCCAAATTCATACATTACGTCTTTTGCGTTCGGGATTGTCGTTAACAACGCCACCATGTTAGGTGAGTTTGCGAAGTTAAACGCCCCGGTCACCTCATCAAAATCATCATATGCCTTGCGTCCCTGCTCGACTTGCTCCATGTACTGGCTAACAATTTGTCTCGCGACATTTTGATTTGCCTGTTCTGCCTGCATAGCCTGCAATTTCGTGCTGATTTTCTCGTCCGCTTTCTTCTCGATTAACTCAAGAATTTGCGCTTCGGTCATACCAGCAGCACTCTGCGCTTGTTGTTGCGTCGCATTTGACCCCATTTGCATCTGGAGCGTCGCTAAAGCTTCTTGCCTACCTTTTTCGTAAGCGTTCTCTTTAGCTTTCGTAATCAAAAAATTCGCCTTGTCTTGAGTCATTAACTCTTGATTGGACGATAACGCAGCATCAGACACAGCCTGATTCTGAATAGCTTCAGTACTCATATAAAACCTCTTTCGACAAATTGAACCTTGTTGTCACAAGTTGACCCGAGATTGTGCGCCCGTCGCAGCTGTAGAACCCTTCAACCAGGTAGACCCGAGATAACGCGCTCGTTCGCGGCAACTTATAATATAGCGATAATATTTAAGGATTGCAACAGAATAACTTAAGATTTGATATATCTTTATATTATGTTATATTCTCATAGCATATAAGGGCTTGATAGTAGGAGAGGCAATGGAAAAAATTGAGCAAGAAGTATTAGATCGCTTAAGCAAATCTCTTGTTAAAATATGCAGTGAGATTGCGCTTCTCGAGGCAACCTTGATTGACCTCACCAAACCTTCGCTCAAAACCGAAGAAAAAGCTCCCAAGAAAGAATTTGTGAGCTGCATAGGTGATGGCGACAGCACTAATTATATTATCAGAGGTGATTACTAATGTTTGAAATTAACCCAGACGGGAAAGGATTAACTAAGCCAGGCGAAGACTCTGTTCAGCGCAGAGAAGTATTGGCAAAGACAACTAATTATTTGTTTGATAATTTGTCTCTTGCTAACAGTAAGTTCTTTAGAAACCTTGCCAGTGGTGCAATTACTGATGCCGAGTATGGACAGATTCAAATATTGGCGGCTGCTAACTTCTTGCGCTATATTATCCATACTAACGTGGCTAAAGAGTCTGTTGATGAAGTGATTGGCAACGTATTGCTTGGCATGAAGCAAGCCCCACCAGTTGTTGAGCGCCCTGAAAATGAAGAGATAGAAGCAAGAAACAAGGCTTTAGAAAGTAAAGAGCCCAAGATTTTGCTAAATGATGATGTTCAGATTCCTGGCGAAAAGCCAATTATCACGGCATTGGTTAATTGATGTCAAAAGACGATGCATACATTATTTACAAGAAAATTATTTCAGATTTGACGTTTTTTGCAAGCAAATGTTACCCTTGGATATAATTCATGAATGAAAGAGACAATCAAAAGTGGCGTCATTTTCAAGGAGAAATGAATACGTGCCTTTATGACATGTATCAATATTTTGATAAGTTAATTGTCGAGAGTTACCGGCTTGAGCTTGTCAATAAAGGACTGATGGAAAAAATATCTTCTTTAGAAGGTCACAATGATGCCTTGAAAAAGTCTATTTCTCAGATGAAGCTGAGCAAGAAGAAGAAAAAGATGTTAATATCTAAAGATGGCCCGTAGTCCAGTGTTTAAGACGAGGCATCAGAGCTTTTGTAAATGAGTTGCGCCATTGAATCTGATGAATCCACACGATGGCATATCTCACGCGCGGAGTGTCGAGATATGTTTCCAATGCGCAGTGATCGGAGGTTTAAATCCTTCTCGGCCACCAATCGACATATCACAAAATCATGTTCACAAATTAGAGTTTCATCGACATGAGAAAAATCGCAAGATGTGGATGCTGTGAAGAAGCTGGATGGATATATTATTTACGCATCCAGCGTCAACTCAGGAAGGAAAAGATAAGACTTAAGCCTCATCTTTCCGACTTTTCTTCTTAGATCCTTTCTTCGATTTACCCATCTCAGCATCATAGACCTGCTTCTCGGCTCTTTCTGCCATCTCGTGCGCTCTATCAGCGTCTAAACGACCAACTTCCCGGGCAAAATGCTTATCAGAAAGCCCATGCGTATGCTCAGATGTCTTAATTGCAGCATCAAGTACTGTTGTAACACGCTGGTCATCAGCTTTTTGCTGCTCAATTCCCAGTTTTTCTTCTTCAATACGCAATTCAGACACCACTTTAGCCACTTCAACCTCTAATTCGCGTTGTTTTAGTGCCAATTCTTCCATTTTAAGCTGTGCTTTGATTTGGTCTGATTGTGCTGATTGCTGAACCTTGGCCATACCCACTTGATGCTCGGCTTGAACCTGTTGCTTAGCTACTTCCATCGCCATTTGCTCGATGTTAGGCTGGTTTTGCTGTTGCTGCATCGCCATTTGCTTCATTTGCTCAATTTTTTGCATACGTACAGACGCACGTCTAGAGAATTCATCTTTGTGTCTTACTTCCATTGAGTCAACAATTAAGTCTAAGCAATCCTCAACAATGAACTCACCATACCCAGGGTTAGCGTGCATCATGGCAGTAATCTGTTGCAATGATTTGCTCTGCTGTACGCCGAAGCTTGCGCCCATCTCTACTTTTACATTAAATGCACCAGGCTCGTAATCCATTTGAACGCCGCCCTCGGTGTTAATCATAACAGCCGAACGCTTGCCATCTTTCGTAATAACAGGAAGGCTTCTCGGTGTGTCACGATACAAAGGCATCATGTCAATCACGTCTTGAACAGCTGATTGAACTGCTAGGCAATAGTTAACAATGTAAGGTCTTGCGCTTGAAATACCTGCCGACAACACCTCTTGAATCGCTTTGCCTGACATCTCCGAGTCTGTCATTGGTACATTGCTAACGTTAGATGCGCCCAAGATATTTTGAATCAAGGTGTCTGCCATCGTAGAAGCTTCTAAGATTTCTGGAGGGATTGGCGAACGTTGAGCAATCTGTGGAGGATTAAGCGGAACCTGTGGATTACCATCTTTAAACTGGTAATACACTAAAGTTGTCGTGTTCTTTGGCTCTCTATAGGCATCAATGTAATTCTCAGGGATGGACTCAAGTGATGCAATAATCTGAGCAGGACGCATGTTCTCGAGCTCATCACAGAGACACTGAATAGAGAAATTCTTCAGGCGTTGAGCGCCCTCGGCTTGGTAAAAGAAAGGCTTTGTCATTTGATGACATGAGCCGGTATTGTCATCTTTGGTGACAATCGAGTTACCATCCATGAATTTAATAGGCAGCCTGTAAAAGCTGGTGTCTTCCGTCTTGATAATCTTGTTCTGAATCAGACGATGACGAACAATCTTTGTCACCTCAGTCATACGTGTATGCTTTATCTCGGGAGCTTGCTCAGGATAAAATGGGCCGCCCTTATCCCATTGAGAGAGATGCTCTTTAAGCTCCTTAGAGCCAAGGACCGAAGTGCCATCTGTCAGCTTCATCAGCTTTTTCTTGGTTCTGACTTTCTCGTAATAGTCGCAGACCAATATGATGCGCTCATCCCCAACTTTATAAGACCAATTGAATGGGCCTAAGTTGTTCTGACCTGATTTCATAGGGAAACCAGCGGCATATTTCATATCAGATAAGTCAATATCCCTAAATTCACGGTGAAAATCTTCGTACCTCATTGGTATGATTTCATAACAGAAATCACCGTCAGATTTATCGGGTTCTGTTGCGAGAAGGTCAAACCCGACCAGTGTCTGATCGTACGTCCCCTTAATACTCAGGTCTTGAATAAAGCTCTTAGGGCTAATGTAATCAGCAACCAGCTTAATCGAAGACATACCACCAGAGAAAGTATCTCTTAAAAGATTAAATTCCAATCCGCTTTTGTTTGCTTCTTGCAGTAGATGCCTAGCATAGCCTTCCAGCACATCGATTTGTTTGTCTTGTATCTGCTTATCCTGATCGTTCTTTGGCATATAATCATCGGACGAGCTAATCGCTGGACATGGCTCATTCTTGCTAATTTCCCCGCACAATCTTGATAAGTACGCTTCTAGCAAGTTAACCTGAACATTCGGACGCTGAATCTGATTGTTTACAGACTTATTGCCATCGCTCAAAGTGTCAACAAAGATAAAGTTGCGCCACTTTGTAAAAGATTCATAGTTATCACAGAACCCTTGATAAGAGTTCTCAATATTCTTCTTTATGCGCTTAAGTTCTTCTTGTGAGTCGATTCTGTCCATTTTAACGCCCTATTTAAAGCCCTGTTTAAAGTGCCATCTGCCTTAGCTTGGCAAGCTTGCTCACGTCGCCAGCTAATGAATTTAATACATTTGTCCCTGAATGAGTGTAAGGCAAAAGCGATTCATCAATAAACGCCGCTCGAATTGCCATCTCTAAAGTATCGCCTATATCGTCATGCGCATGTGACATATTACCCGTAATCTTACGCATATGCTCTAAGCACATTTC